CTGCTCTGGAGCGGGTGGGCCGCGGGCTGGGCAAGGAGAACATGCGAGCCCAGGACTGGGCCAACGCCAAGCTCGCCAGCCGGCTGTCCGGTCGAGCCCAGAAGGACAGCATCCAGACCAGGCGAGCCAAGATCGACATGGCTCGAGCAGTGCGGCATGTGGGTCAGCAGCCGCTGCCGTGACAGGACAGCCAGACTGAGAGTGTGATCAGCGCGTTCGGAGTAGACCACGGTGGTGCGGTCAGCAAGTCGGAACGGCACAAGCGCGAGGCCGGTGCTGCGCTGGCCGGTGCCGGTGGACTGACCGCTGCCGGCGGGTTCATGGCCGGTGGCGTGCCGAGGGCCAAGGTCGACTCGATCAAGCTGCGGCACATCACCGAGAACCCCGCGGTCTCGAATGCACCCACCAAGCGCGCCAAGGCCAAGGAGATCGTCCGGAACATCCCCAAGGCCCGGAAGGGCTGGCAGGGCGGCATGGGCGGGTTCCGGGAGAGCGCCCACTACATCGTCGAGTCCACCGCGGGCAAGAAGCTGGCCGAGCGTGGTCCGGTGCACGAGATGACCCACGGGCAGGCGTTCAGCCACGGCGTGAGCGAGGGCAAGATCGAGCCCGAGCGGGTGATCATGCGGCAGATGAAGAATGTGCGCCGGGTGGGCCATGGGGTGCTGGGGGCTGGCCTCGGGATGACCGCCGGTGGAGTTGCGCTGGCTACGCACAAGCACCACGAGGTGAAGAAGGCCGACAGCAGCAACCGCAAGCGTGCTCAGACCGCCTCCGCTACCACCCTCGGTGTCGGGGGAACGGCTGCCGCGGCCAGCTACGGCGCGAAGCGAGTGTTCCGGGGCCAGGAACGGAAGTGGGAGGGACAGGCCAGGAAGCTGGTCGCTGAGTCTGGGCGGATGGCACCGGGGCTGGGCACGGAGATGGAGCGGTCGGATCCCAAGTCCAGGTGGAAGGGTCAGCTGATCCCGAAGAAGCTCGAGCAGAAGGCGATCAACGAGGGCGCGCTGGCTTCCAAGACCAAGCAAGCGGCCATGGAGGTCGGGCACATGCGCGGTGCGGCTCGGCAGGCTGCCTACTTCGGGCGGACCCACCACGTCCACGCCAAGATCGCCGGCAAGGCGACGAAGGGCTCGCTGGCGGTGGCCGGCCTCGGTGCCGCAGGCTTAGTTGCGGACAAGGCTCACCGCAGTTGGAAGAAGAACTATGGCTGATGTGAGGCTCCCCGACGGCCGGGACATCTCGGTCTGGGACGAGGACAACGCCGGGGATGCGATCCCCAAGAACGTCGGCCCGTTCATCGAGCTCGGCGTCACCGGTGTCAAGCGCGTCTCCGGGTACATCGACGAGGAGTTCCTGCCTGCCCTTCGCGGTCGCAAGGCGGTCCGGGTCTACCGGGAGATGTCGGCCAACGACTCCATGGTCGGAGCCCTGCTGTTCAGCATCGACAAGCTGATCCGCGAAGTGGAGTGGAAGGTGCTGCCGGCCGACCAGTCACCGATGAACGTGCAGGCCCAGGAGTTCCTCGAGTCCTGCATCGACGACATGAACATCCCCTGGGACAGCTTCATCGGTGAGGTGCTGTCCATGCTGGCCTACGGCTGGAGCTGGCACGAGATCGTCTACAAGCGCCGGCTGGGCCCCTGGCAGAACGACCCGCGGAAGCGATCCAAGTTCTCCGACGGGTTGATCGGCTGGCGGAAGATGCCGATCCGCGCTCAGGAGACCCTGATGCGCTGGTCGTTCGACGACACCGGTGGGATCCGGGCGATGGTGCAGATGGCACCCCCGAAGTACCAGATGACGGTGATCCCGATCGAGAAGAGCGTGCTGTTCCGGACCGCCATCGCCAAGGGCAACCCGGAGGGCTACAGCCTGCTGCGGAACGCCTACCGGCCCTGGTACTTCAAGAAGCGGCTGGAGGAGTTCGAGGCGATCGGCGTCGAGCGCGACCTGGCCGGTATGCCGGTGGGCAAGGTACCTGCCGATTACCTGACCGCGCAGAAGGGCACCCCGCAGGCCAAGACGGTGGACGCCTTCCGGAAGATGGTCCGCGGCGTACGGCGGGATGAGAACGAGGGCCTGGTCCTGCCCACCCAGTACGACCCGGACACCAAGCAGCCGATGTTCGACTTCGAGCTGATGAACTCCGGCGGCACCCGGCAGTTCGACACCAACTCGATCATCCAGCGCTACGAGCAGCGGATCCTGATGACGGTGCTGGCTGACTTCATCCTGGTCGGGCACGAGGACACCGGCAGCTACAGCCTGCACACCGACAAGACCGGGATCTTCCGGAGCGCCCTGAACGCCATCGCCAAGACCATCGCGGACACCCTGAATCGCTATGCAGTACCTAGGTTGTTCGCCGTCAACGGCTGGAAGCTGGACGAACTGCCGCGGTTCGAGCCCACGAACGTAGATCCTCCTGCGCTGGACCAGCTGGCCGCGTTCATCTCCGCCACGGCCACCGCCGGCATGACCTGGTTCCCGGACCCGGAGCTGGAGAAGTACCTGCGCGAGATCGCCCGGCTGCCGGAGATGACCGACGAGGATGTGGACTTCAAGCGCATGCAGCTCCAGCAGCAGCAGGCCATGGAGTACGGCCAGAACCAGATGGACCTGCTCGGGATGAGCCAGAAGGCCGACATGATGAGCCAGGGCGGGATGACCCAGGAGCAGGCCGAGATGCAGGCCCAGCAGCCCACCCCGGACCAGCAGGCCCAGCAGCTCCAGATGGCCCAGGACCAGTTCGACGTGCAGAACCAGCCGCCGCCTGAGGACCCGAACGCCCAGCCGCAGCACGACCGGCAGATGCAGATGATGGCTGCCCAGGAGAAGACCGCCCAGGCCCAGCACGGCCGGGACAAGGAGAAGATGCGGCTGAGCGACACCATGGCCGGCCGGGAGCATAAGCGGGGCAAGGAGATGATGCGGCTCAAGGACCGCTCAGCGGCAGCCAACGCGAAACTCCAGGGCAAGGCGATCAAGGACAAGGACCGCTCGGCCGGGATTGCTGCCAAACTGCAGTCACAGTCCATGCGCGACAAGGCCCGGTTCGCCCGGAGCGCACCGGTCAACCAGCCGGCGAAGAAGGCGGCAGCCAAGAAGACGACGGCCAAGAAGCAGCCACCGAAGAAGCGAGGCCGCTGATGCCCTACAAGTCCATCCAGCAGATGCGGTTCATGCACGCCCAGCACCCCGACATCGCGGCGAAGTGGGACGCGGAGATCGACGAGCAGAAGAAGAAGGGCAAGTACCGCAAGCCCCCGCGCCGAGTGAAGAAGAACAAGGAGGGCTTCCTCAAGCCGGTGCTGGCCGGTGCCGCCGCCGGTGTCCTGGCCAACCAGGTGCCCACCATCGAGTCCGGGATCAAGCGGCACAAGCGCCGGGCCGAGAAGAAGTACAGCAACGTGAAGGAAGCCCTCCAGAAGTCTGCAGGACCATCGAGCTACGAGGAGGTCGTGCACTCCGACGACCCCACCTTCAACCACGACGCCGCGCGGAAGATCTACGACATCGTGATGAAGATGGACGACGACAGCGCGGACATGTTCGTCTACATGGTCGCCTCGAACATCTTCGAGGAGGATGTCGACCGCAACCTGCGCACCTACCAGCGGCACCTGAACGACGTGCTGGCCACCCGCAGGGACCGGGTGATGAAGGCGCTGGCCCGGCTGGCCCTGGACGGTGACGATCGAGCGCTGGCCTACGCCGAGGAGATCAGCAAGGACGACAAGAAGGTCCACCACAACCCGTACTACTACGGCTACAAGTTCCAGGAGTCCGACTTCAACCGTGACCCGGCCACCGGCAGGTTCGCGGCCAAGGTGCACCACACCATGGACAAGCCACTGCACGGTGCGAACGCCAAGGCGATCATCGGCAGCTCGGGCGAGGAGAAGGACATCAAGGACATCCTCAACAGCGCCAAGGACAAGGACAAGGCCAAGGCCAACTACCAGGACGAGTACCGGCAGGTGGCCGGGTTCCTGGAGATGGCCAGGCAGGCCCACGGGTCGGGTAACTCCGACGTGCTCTACCACCTGCACGACACCGCCGGGCACAGCTTCGTTCACGTCGACAACTCCGGGTCTCCGAACAAGGCGGTGCTGGCGGACCCGGAGACTCGACTGCACGCACTCGAGGCCAAGCCGACCACGCTGACCACCGGTGGCGCGGCGTACGGGCTGATGGGTGCCTTCGGCCGGGAGATGACCCCGGAGCAGATGGCCCGGGCCACCAAGGCCGACCAGGCGGTGCCCGACTTCACCCAGGGCTGGGTGGAGGCCGGGGACAACCAGATCTCCAACATGGCCACCTACCAGCGGCTAGCCTCGACCGGGAAGCTGGCTGCCACGCTGGGTGCTCCCGGTGGCAAGGTCCAGCTGGCCGGCAAGCTGGCCGAGGTGGTCGGCTCCTACGGACCGCAGGCCGAGCAGGTGATCGGCCCCACCGCGCGCAAGACCGCCTACCGGTACCGCGGGGTGGAGACCACGCCGGACAAGACCCTGGCCCGGGTGTACGGCCAGGAGATCTTCGACGCCAAGAAGTACGGCGCACCACGGCTCACGCCCGAGCTGAGGGCCAAGATCGACGAGGAGCTGACCACCACCCGTGGTGGCACCAAGGGCGGCGGCGAGGCCGGGATCCGGACCAAGCAGATCCATGCCGCGATCAAGCCGGAGACTCCTCCGTCGCTGACCCAGATGGCCGCATCTCGAGCCGGAGATGCGCAGCTGATGATCCGGAACCCGACCTGGGACGAGCGCCGAGCCGGGGACGCGGTGATCCAGCAGTACCTGAAGCTGAAGATCCCGAAGAAGGGGCTGTACGGACTGCACCTGCATGCCGGGAACACCCCGCCGTCCGAGGGCGTGATCATCGACCGGAACGGCTCGCTGGCGGTCCAGGCGGTCGGCTACGGCGACGACCACTACCTGCCGTTCAACCTGAAGAACCTGAAGGCCCTGAAGGGCGGGGAGTACATCCGGAACCGGTCTGTGGGCGGGCTCACCAGCGAGGACGTGTACACCGGGCTGATGGCCGGCGCACGCCGGGTGACGGTGGTGAGTAGGTCTGGCACGTTCACCATGGAGTTCGCCCCGGACTTCCGGGGAGGCCGTCGGTACAACGACAAGGCGCTGCGGATGACGCGCCGGTACGAGCAGATCCTCGACGCGGTGCAGTCCGGTCAGGTGGAGCGCAAGGAGATCCCCCTGAAGTGGCGCAAGCAGATCGAGAAGGAGGTCGCGGACGACATGCCCGGGGCCACCAAGGCTCAGCTCCGGGACGAGATCAAGGAGCGGATCAAGGAGTTCAAGGAAGACCCCGAGATCGACCTGCGCGACCGGGACCGGGCCGAGGCTCTGATCCAGGACATGGACGACCGGGCTGCCCGCGGTGAGGTGCGCAACTACGACGCGAAGCAGTACCGGGCCCAGATCATGAACGAGCTGCGGGACATGAAGGAGGTCCGGTTCCGGCTGAACGGCTTGGGCTACGAGGCCGCGCTGAAGAGCCTGCAGGAGCAGTTCCCGTACTACATCGAGGATGTCCGGACCACGACCCACCGGGATGAGGAGCTGAAGGAGTTCGAGCAGGACAAGGGCTACGTCGAGCCCGGACGCAACCGGCCCACCGCTGCTCGAGCCGGGCTGTTCGGCACCGAGG